GCGTCATTAGGCGTCAACTCCAACGATCAGGTCGGCGCGGCCCGTCTTGCGGACGTTGATCTGCGCCTGGACAGCGCCGCCGGTTTGCGACGACTTGCCGAAGTTGAGCACCGTACCACGGAAGATCCAGTGCGAGTTCGACAGGTCGGGCGGCGGGTTGCTCGCGAAGTCCGCGGTGTCCGGGTCCCACTGCACAAACCAGCGCTCCTGACCCGCCTTAAAGTCGGTATAGAGCGCGGCGTGCGTGGTGTCTTTCGCCTGCCAGTACAGCGGGAACGACAGGGCACCAGGGTCGATGTTGCCGCCGATGAACGACTTGTCCACCGATGCAAGGTTCGTGACCTCGATCTCATCCGCCGATTCATTCGGGCCGTCGATACCACCCGCGTACAGAACCGAACTGAGATTGATAACAGTGTGAGCCGCGCCGGAGCTGATCGTCGCGCTCGGAGCGGCGTCGAGCACAATGTTCGTGCCATCGGTGATCGTCTTGACGATGCGACCCTCCGGCAGTCCGAGAGTGTTCGTGTACACCATCAAGTCGCCGACCGTGTAATCAGCGGTGAAGTCAGTAGTCGTCCCGGTTACAGCCGTACCCGAGATTGCAATGGTCCCGGTTGGCGCTGCATCGCGCGATGTTTCCATCTGAATTAGTGAGCCTCTTGCGGCAATTCCGTCTGGCATATCGTTCTCCTTGCTTTAGATCGTGAAAACCAACCGAAGCCGCACGCCATAGAGACGCTCTTCGGGTCTGTACACATCCACGCGAGCCTCGCTGTCAGCGAGCACGCAATCTTGAACTTTGACGCCGGACGATCCGATATCGCCAATTCGCGTCAGTAGCGCGGCCTCGATGGCGTCGGCCACGTCGTCGGGCGTGTCTGAATCGTCATCGACGGCCAACAAATCGACCGTGATCTGGCGCAACCCCATGTTTGGGTAGAGCCCTGCGTTGGTTGCCGTATCGACCACCTGATAAGTGACAGCCGGGAACGCCCCGCCACCAGGAAACGCAATCGGCCAGACTCGAGACCCAACCAGCGCCGACACCCCGGCATTGCCGGTCAGGTGCGCGCGCAGTCCAGCCTTGAAAGCCGATACGCTCATGACGCCGCCTTCTTGACTTGCTGCCAGACGGCCTTCGCCATCGTTTCGAAAGCCTCTTTAGACTTGCTCTCGAAGGCAGGCCCGAGAAACGGCCTTGGCCTCATGCCAGGGCTGCGGACTTCGCGAGCGAACACGACGCGGTTGCCAATCGTAAATCGCAATACGCCACCCGCACGCTTAGGCCGGATGATGATCTCTGTCCCCTTGGGACCATGGATGCCGGTACCATATTCCAGATACGGGCCATACTCGACATTTGTGCCAATCGAGACCGTGGCAGAATCCGCCGATTGCGTAACCACTTCGGTATGAATCGAGCGAAACAGCGTCGATGTCTTGCGCGCCACTCTGCGCTTGGCTTCAGCTTCAATGACGATACCGCCCGCCTTTGCAGCGTTCGCGAGCACGGGGCCGCGCACGCTCGCAGCCATGCGGCTGAAGTCTGCCGCTAGCTTGGCCGCGCCCTGAACCCTTACTTGTCGCGATGTCGCCATTACGTCATCACCCGCTCAATCGTCAAAACCGTTGCCGCGCCTTGCGAATCCGGCGCAGCGGTCAAGATGTAGTAAACATCCGAACCAATCAGCGCCCGGTGCTTCGTCTCGATCTGCGGATATGGCCCGGCTAAAATGCACTTGCGAACGTCGCGCGATGTCTCAAACTCGCTGCGGTTCTCGTCTGATTCCGCTTGCTCCCAAATCGTGCCGCGCAGCCCAGCATGACCAGATAACGTCGCCCATCCTGCCGGGTCCGGGTCGCCGTTGGTTAGCGACGAACCGTCATGCTCCTGAATCGTCAGGCTAGTCGGCTGGAATGCCAGCAGCGACGCCATCAGATCCGGGCTCACGATCGTCCCGACATTCACAGCAGCAACCTCGCACGCTCGTTAGCCAGGATCTGTTGAGTCCCAAACACCCCATGCGCCTGCTCAGCCGTGGCGAATGGCAGGGAGTCAGCATCAGCCGGGTCGCCCATCGCGGCTGCTTCGCGTAGACGCTTCGCTCTAGACATCAGCGCGTCGGATAGCTTCGCGCCGTCCGTCTTGATGTCGCCGACCGCTAAGACCTTGAGCTTCAGCGCCTCGCTGGATGCGATCACCTCCAGGGCATGAGCCGCCGCCAGTCGCACATCATTGGCCTCGATCGCCAAAAACGCCGCGATCTCTTCGTCCTCGAAAACGTGATTTCCCGACACGTCAGTATCGGGAATCAGTAGCCGGACCTTATTCGCGTCCGTGCCGAGGCTGGCCGTGCTGTAGGTCGTCGCCATGCGTTACCGCTTCGCTCGTTTCTTCCTTGATACCCTCACCGGGGCCGACGGCTGAGGGATGGCGGCATCCGTCGGCCCCGGATCAGGGGTAGGAGCGGACGCGACGGCGGAGGAAGGAACACCGGCGCGCTGCCCTTGCATCTCGTCGCGGATCGCCCGCAGTTCTTTGCGAATATCAACCAAGGCGGCCAGTTGCGCCGTCTCGATCTCATCCGCGCTTGTGACGGGCCGAGCTAGGCCGTAGAGTTCTACGACCCGCCCGACCGTCAGATTGGAATCAGCGCCCATTGTTAGGAGCCGCTGCCGTTGCTCATGAATCCGAGCTTGGAGTCAATCAGCTTCGCGCCGAACACGTCGATGCACTTATACTCGGTCGAGAGCGTGGTGATGTCACCGAACCGCGCATCGATCCCGCCGCCGACGCGCTGGGCGTTCGGGGCCTTCATGAGGATCTGCGGGCCTTGCATTCCGCTCAACCAGCCATGCTCGAACGCCGCCGGGCCTTGGCTGGAGTTCGCCAGCAAGCACCAGGACGTAGCCGAGTTCGACGATGCGATGATCGGAATCCAAGGATTGACGACCACGTTGCCGATGAAGCTGTTGGACCAGTTGGCCGTTTGGCCGATGCCCGTGGTGGTCGTGCCGGTGTTGATTTCCAGCACGGTCGCATTCACGATCTCTTGCGCCGTGATGTAAAGATCCGGGCCTACTTCAAGGATCGGGGCCTCCACATAGATCGGCTCGCCGTTGGCGTCAACCGCCTTGAGCATCTGGGCAATGGCGGTTTTCAGGTTCGCCACCGTCAGCGCCGGGTTGCCGGTGATCTGCGTCAGCCCGGTCGGACCCGAAGCGTTCCAGTGGGTTTGCGAAAACACCTTCTGTTCGGTCTTGCGGCAGGCCCGCGCAAATTCGCGCGGAACGGTTGTGAAGAACCCGAGGTCGTCATTCACCAGCGTGCGGAAGGTCAACTCCGTCGAGGTCTGGTACAGATCGACATTCCAAGTCGTCGCTGTCGGATCGGTCTTGTTCCGTCGCGAGGCGGCGGGTGCGCCGTCGTCGCTATCGGCGGTCAAAACCTGATCCATCGCGTCGTGGGGATACCACTCGCGGTTACGGAAGTCCGGCAGATCCACCCGTCGGCTCATCGAGTCGAAGCTGAACGGAAAGTCGTTGTACAGCGCTTGAAGGTCGCGCGATAAAGCGTAGCCGAACAGGTTTGGGAAGTCCGCCGTGGTCATCGCCTCTTGGAGCGCGATGCGGGCGAATCGATCGCCCCTAGTAGCGCCTTCGAGCAGGCGGTTGACCTCAGCGACGCCCTTGAGCGTATTGCTGTTGGTCGAGCCGGCCTCCATGACGGAGTACTCGGGGTTGCCGGTGATCGCTTGGAGGGACTGGTTGATTTCTTGTAGGTTCATGGTTTTTGTTCCTCCTTAGGTGCGGTCAACCCAGGTAACCAGCAGCGCATCGCTGGTAGTCGCCGTGCCGTCGGTGTTGTCGATTTCGTCAGTGTCAGAAATCGTGAACTCGCTCGTCAGATCTGTCAAGGTCGCGATCGATGCCGCCGTAGCGAACTCCATCACCGAAACCAACTCGTCGCCGACGGCAATGCCCGTCACCGTGTGAGCGCCAGCCGCGCCGCCGCTGATAACGCTTTGCTTGAGGTCGTACTTGGCCCCAGGGACCATTGCGACTTTGATTGTGTCGGTGCCGCCCGAGCTGATCGCCTCAAGCGCAACGCCGAACGGCTGCCCGCTGGACTTCTTGGAGATGTCCGGCGTATCGGCGGCGATGTAGAACAGCGGGTCGCCAACCGCAACCGCGACGTTACCCGCATCGTTCACGCCCTTGACCGACAGGTCAAACAGACAGAACGCATAGGGAAATTCGACAGTGGCATTGCCGCTCGTATCGCGGTCCGTCAGCGCCACGCCAGGGAGCGATCCGAATACAACCGGATCGCCGGCGGTGATGCCGGAAACCACTGGCACGGTATGGCGCGCGGAAACTTCAGAAACTTTGTTGGTAGCCATTAGTTGACCCCCCATGCGGCCTTGGCGTTCTCAGCAGAGATGCCCAGTCGGCGCGCTTGCGATTCGGCGAGTTGACGCCGGATGTCTTCGTCGGTTGCGGGCTTGGGCGGCTCGCTACCGGATTCGGTGACCTTGACCCGAGCGCCAAAGGCTTCGGCGGTCTTGTAGGCTTGCTGCACGCGGGCCTGGACGGCTTCGCGCACTTTGGCGGCATCGACTTCGCCGGATTCGGTCAGTGCGGGATTCGCCGCAACCTCATCGCGGATCTGGTCGGAAACCACCTGCGGCAGTTCGTGGCCGGACAGCGCCGATTCGACGATGCTGCGAGCCTCCATACGGTTGAGGCGAGCCGTGTTGGCGGCGTCGCGCTTATCGGCTTCGGCCAGCTTGGCCTGGAGCGCGGTAATCTGCCCCTGCGCCTCTTGCAGCGCTTTTTCGTCCATGTCGTGGACCTCCTGTTGCTGATTGGTTGTCTCAGCAACGGGTTCATCCGCTGCTGGCTTCGGATTGGGCGAACCCGATCGGGCCGCCTCGAAAATTGAAACGATTTGACCGCCAGCGCCGGGCTTGGTGACAAAGTCCACGGAATCGAGCGCCGTAAGCTCCTCGACCACCTGCCGGACCTCGCCATCTAGCTCGCGCTCGACAATGCGACCGCTGCCGCGAATCGACACGCCGATTTCGCCGGCAATCTCGTTTAGTGGATCGCGGAACCTGTCAAACACCTTCGCCTTGGCGTACAGCCCTGGCCCGCTGGGGCCTTGGGCGTCGTATGCGGCATCTGTCGTAAAGACTGCGGCCAAGTCGCCAAGGGACCGCTCCGGGCGCTCTTTCGCCTCGGTTACGGTCGGGTGATTCCAATACATGTGCAGGCCGCGCGTTGCGACCTTCGGCCCGTCGCGCTGGATCGTCTCGGCTGGGTAAAAGCCGGTCGAACCTTGCCCAGGCTTGATAACTTTGATGGAGATTTCGCCGTCAGGCGAGACGGCTTTAGCCTCGGCTAATTGCACCAGCGGCGCAATCGCGACCTCTTGAAGCTGTGCGGTGTCGTTAGCCATAAGCGCAGAGGCAACAGCCCCTACCTCAAGGCTAACAAAGCGCTTTGATCGTCAAAGTTCACATCGCTGACAAGGTGCGCGAGACGACTTGCGCCAAGGATGAGACCTCGACAGCCGATGGCGGCAGTTCACCGCGAATGCCTGCCATGCTCAGCCAGAACCGGCGATGCTCGACACGATCAGGCGCAAACAGAAACGCCCGCGCATCCTCTCGAATGGCGGGCTCTGAATCCATGTGGCACAGGTCAAGCAAGGCTTGAAGCGCTACGGCCTGCGCTAATCTTCGGTGCGCTGGATCACATTCCGGCAGTCGGTCGCCGGGAGGCTCAGCCGATAGGGCAATCATGGGTTTAGGTTAGCCTAATCTAGCTTGGCGCGCAAACAAATTGCGAATCGTGCGTTTTTGTTGTGATTAGGTGTTGACAATCGCTGCGATTCATGAGAACATACAGTTTTCAGAGGAAAACACAATGACCAACGAAAACAACATCACGCTCACCGCTATTTACGACAACGGCTACAAGCGCATCGTCATTCG